AGCCAGGAGAAGCGGTGACCAAGTTCAAGGTCGGAGACCTGATCACCAGCGGGTGCAGCGCCGGGACCGTGCTGGAGATCGTCGAGCGCGACCCGATGTGGAAGACCAGCGGCGTGCGGATCCGCAACGTGCCCATGGAGAAGTACGGCGGCAACGCGGACATGTCGAGCTTCCTGGCCGACTACATCGCGGCCGGTTGGAAGATCGTCCCGATGGATTGGGTCCCGGTGGTCGGCGGCGGCTTGGAAGAGCGGTACGTGTGGACGGCCGACTACTCCGGTATTCGTCGGGAACTTCGGCGCACAGGGATTGACACTTAACTGTCACGCCTGTAAAGTAGTCCACATGAGCGAGCGAGAGTACGAGATCCGGACCGAGGACAACGACACGGTGATCGTCGGCCGGGACTTCCTGGAGCTGGACCAGGGGGAGGGAGACGATGAGATCGGGATCCGGGCCGAGATGACCCCGACCGAGATGCGCCGGGTGGCCCGGATGCTCCTGGCCCAGGCGGACGCGGCCGAGGGCATCGAGCTGGAGTAAGCGGAAGACCCCGAGGGTGGCCAACTCCCCCGGGGCCTTCCCGACCGTCAGCGAGGACGGACGATTCGAAGCGGAAGGCCCGGGAGTGGTAACCCCCGGGCCTTCCTGCCGCCGGGCCGCCCACGCCACCCCAAAGGCGAACAGGCTCCGGCGGATTCACTCACCCGGCTTGATCACCACCGAGCCCGGGTGCTTGGCCGAGTAGGCGAGCGCTGCCGCCTCGTTCGGCCGTTCGATCTTCAGCCCGCCAGCGAGCTTGACGTAATACTTCGTCTTTTTGGCCCGTGCCTTGCACGGAGCGCAGTTGGTACCCACTCAGACCCCCTCACCGATCAGCGCGGCCAGCTCGGCGCGCGCCGCCGCCTTGTCCGCCTCGACCACCGCGCGCAGCTCAGCGGTGATGTCCTCTTCCACCAGGATCGACGCGTCCGGTTGCACGGTGACAACCACCGGCCCGCGCGCGGCCATCTCGACGGCCGCCATAGCCGCCGCTTCCGCCTGTGCCCGGATCATCGCCTGCACGACCGGGGAGCTGATCAGTGACGCCAGCGCGCCGTCCGGCGCCGGGCCGAGCGCGGCGGTTAGCGCCGTCTGCCGGCCAGACCGGGAGTACGTGCCGACCACCGGGAAGCCCGGCTCCGAGTGCGCGCGCGGCCCCGGGGAGAGGGCCAGAAGCTCGACCATCGAGAGGCCCTGGTGGGTCTCGCGCCAGTCAGCCGAGACCTTCCGGCGCTCCAGCGTCGAGCGGGTGTCCGCGCTCAGGCCCGGTTTGATCGGCCCGGCCACCACGATCCCGTACTCGTCCTCATACGCGCGGACGTGCGCGGCCGTGGTCAGCGTGTCGTGATGTGCCATCGAGCCGGAAGCGGAGAGGCTCAGCGGCGCGTGCCGGCCGCCGGCCGTGAGCCGGCCCGCCCACACGATTCCGCCGTCCGTCTCGACCGGGATCCGGTTGAACCACGGGTACTCGCCACCGGCCGGATCCCGGGGAGCGGTCGTGCAGACATCCGTGATCCCCGTGTGGCACGTCTGCCACGTCGCGATGTGGCCGTAGACCACGCCCTTGTCGAAGTCGTACGTGATCGGCGTCGGGCCGGACAGGTTCGGCTTGTCGAAGGCGGTCGCCGCCGGCCGGACCACGGTGGCCGCGCCGACCGAGGCGATCAACGCCATGGTCTCGGCGGTCGCCTCGGCGGCCGTGACCGCGTCCAGCTCGGGTGTGATCAGTTCGAGCGGCCGGGTCGTCTCGACGAACGCCGGAATGGACACCAGCGTCGCGGCCCGCACCCGACCCTCAGTGATCAGAAGCTCCACGTCCAGCTCTTCGCCGGTCATCGCGGCCTCTTCGAGCATGTCCCAGGTGACCTCTTCGTCTGTCCCCGTCTTGACCGGCTTGCCCTCGAACGAGTCCAAGTCGACAGACGGGCCGAGCACGCCCTCAGAGATCAGTCGGAGCGCGTGCGCCACGTCCTCGGCGAGCTGGGGGGTTTCCTCGCGGTCCGCGTCATCGAACAGGTGGCCGGTGGCCCAGATCGCCTGGTGGTCCGGGCTGGCCAGCTTGAACCCCTTCACGGCCTCGGCGGAGATCCAGCCGGCGGCAACCGCCTGGTCGACCGTACCGAAGTTGATCTCAGTGACGGCGCCGACCGAGACCGCCCCGTCGTGCCCGCCCTCGCGCTCGCGTACCCACTCCCATGCGAATGGGGTCGGCGCGGCAGTGATCGAGCCGGGTGCGAACCGGCGGTCATCGCCGGTCGGCATGTCGATCGGCGCCAGCATCGTTCGGAACTCAGTACCCATGACCGGATTCTCCCTGGTCGGTGTTGCCCCTGCCTTGCCCTGCCTTGCCGCGCCCAGCCATGCCCTGCCTTGTGCCGGTCATCTTAGCCGCATCCCCTTATCCGAGAGGTCCAGCGTTTCGCCCGGTTCCATCAGGAGGAATGTGCACCGACACGAGATCACCTCTTGGGGAGGTCCTTCCGGATCGCCCGGTCTGTCCAGTTTGAACCCGCCCACCGTGAACGGCTGGCCCAGCGGGACCCGCTGGCCATCGGCCTCCCGGTGCGTCGGCCGGGTGCGGGAGTCGTTGGTATCGATCCACATCTTTTCAAGATCGTCATCACCCTCGTCCGCCGCGAACGCCTTAAACGCGTCGAGCCGGCCGCCGTTCAGCGCGCCTACTGACTCGGTCCTGGCGATCACGGTCGCCCGGTTCGGCCAGCGCTCCGACTGAGTGATTGACAGGACGTTGTCAACCCGGGCCGCGATCTTCGGGATACCCTCCCCGAGGTTGACCGCGACCGAGACCTGTCCGGCCGCCAGGTCGTACACCTCATCCGGGATCCGGACCAAGCGGTTACGCACCTCGGCCAGGTATCGAGCCACGAAGGGCCGCTGGTCCCACGGGTAATCGCTGCCCAGCACGCGGCGGTACGCCGTGCCCATCGCCTCCCGGATCGCGCCCTGAAGAACCTGGTCGACCGCATCCCGCCAGGCGGGCACCCGAGCCCAGATCGCATCGAGGTCCGGCGGCCGGTCGCCGCGCAGCACCTTGCGCGCGGCCTGAACCAGCCAGTCGGAGAGCACTGCCCAGACGGCCCGCCGGATCTCGCGCTCCGACTCGGCGACGTGCAGCCGGGCGTTGAGCCGCTGGGGGAGCCAGGGATCTATCCCCTTCCCGTCCCACACCGGCCCCGTCACTGGCTGATCTCCGCGAGACCCCGCCCCCGGTTGGCGACCACCAACGCGGCGTACAGGAGGTCATCGTGGTGTGCCATGCCCCGGGTCAGCAGCTCGTGACAGTAGCCGGACAGCAGCCGGCCGAGGTCCTCAGCGTCCACCCCGAGATCCCCGGCCACGGCCGGGATGTGGGTCCAGGCGCCCTCGGTGACCTTCAGCGCCTTGTCCGGGGTGATCGGACCGACCCGGGCGTGGAGCTCGTGCCGGGGCACGTCCGCCCACCGGCCGCGCCTTTCCTGCGGTGTGGTGAGCCGGCCGCCGGCCAGCTCCAGCGCGCGATAGATCATCAGCTTCGCGGACGCGTTGAAGATCCGCTCAGGAGTAGGTGGCGCCGCCGACAGTTCGAGGATCCGGCCGTCCAGCCGCGCCATGAGCGCGCTCGACTCGGTGACCGGCGGGCCGTCCGCGTCCCCGTCGTTGGGCGGGCCGTCCGCCTCGTCCTCGTCGTCATCGGCCGGCGGCCGGTCGCCGTCCGTGTTCTGATCGGCCGTCGCCGGCAGACCGACGCTCGTGATCCTGGGGAGGCCGAGGACGAGTTGGACCGCCGGGTCCAGTAGAAGGTCCGGCTGCGACTGGACCAGCTTCGTCAACAGCATCTTGACGCGCTCGGGGTTGGTCGGCATCTGCTCCGGCGAGAACGCACCGGCCTTGACGACCTCTTCGTCAGTCATCAGGAAGCGGTCGTGCAGCGTGATCGCGTCCTCCAGGCGGTTCGGCCGGGCCGCCAGCGGAGCCGTGTCGAAGGCGAACGCGTAGCGGTCCGGGTCCTTGACCCCCATGCGCTTCAGCGCCGGGCGCAGGAACCCCCGGGTCAGCGCGTCCGCGATGTAGGACAGGTACGACTTGATCCGCTTGATGCCGTCCTCGGAGATGGCCCACGCGGTCCAGTGATTGGCCGTGGACATCCCCTCGACGGTCTCGTTCGGGATCTCGAACGACTTGGCGACGCGCTTCACCGCGTCGGCCTTCATCGGCAGGATGTTGTCCGACAACGGCGACCAGAAGTTGACCAGCGTGTCTTTGAGCTTCTCCGCGTG